TCGACTCAAAATTACGCTGAAGCGGTGATTTTCGCTTCAAAAACCACAGCACAATCCCAGTTATCCCGCCCAGCGCCGTTAAGATTCCGGCGATCATGGGCGACTACTTTCTCGAGAATTTACTGAGAAAATCGACTACGGCTTGCAGGCTTTTCTCTGGCTGGTCGCCAGGGATGAGAGAGGCGACTGCGATGGCGGCGACAAGCACGGCCGAGAGGGCGCCGAGGTACGACTGCCAGTTGTTTAGTATGTTATTGAGTATGTCCATGCCAGCAGACGAGGTGTCAAAAGCTGAGCCGGCGTTTGAGCAGTTCCCAGATCGTGCTGAACACTGCCCCAGATACCAGCGCAACTAGCCACAGCTTTGTCTTAATCGTGTGGGCGTCGCGCTCCATGTTTGTTAGGCGACCGTGATACTCGCCCAGGCTGGCTTGGGAGCGTTCTAGTAAATCTAGGATAACCGACTGACGAATTTCTATTCTGGCGATTGATTCTCGGACTAGGCTTAACCGCTCTGATAGTTCAGCGACTTGGTCGGTGCTCATAGGGTGGCGTTTTCAGCTCCTTCCGCAATCCGCACCCAATCCACGCCGTCCTTATCGATCCAACGCTCTATGAATCCCTCGGCCTCAAGAAAGCGGAGTGAGCTTTCTAGCTCACGCCATTCGGCTGAATCGTAGCAGTCCATTCACTTTGCCTTCCCCGCATCCTCGGCTGCGGACATGTCCGAATATCGTGGCAGGCCGGTGTTCTCGGCTGGCCGTGGAGAGCAGGAGGAAAGCAGTACGCCCGCAAGGATTATGGCAATCATTGAACGTCGAGCAACCAATGTGTTGATTGAAGAATTGCAGATGGCGAGCTTGTGGGAAGGGATGAAGAGTTTGAACAATGAATCTCTGGCCCGAATCGATTTGTGCTGGTGTCGTTGGTTGGCCCACCAGTTAGGGTTAGCAAAGGAGTCTGCCCTATATTTATCGCTGGGTTGGTTTGTGAATCTGCTCCATATAGATAGATATTTCCTGCTCCGTCCGATTCAATCACCACACCAAAAAAGCGATTGTCAGATGAAGCAAGGCCAAAACCATTTGTTAGCGTTGTATAGGATGTTGGCGTTAGGTAAGCCGAATTAAATCCAATTAGCCTTGCTTGAATTACACCTGATTGAAGGGCAAATTCAGCACCAAAACCCTTAATTGTAAGGCCATCAACCCCTGCCAATGGGGCGTCAGTTGAGTTTCCAGTGCCACCAAACACCATTCGGATTACCGAATTAGTGCTTGCTAGGTACATCATTCCGCCAATTGAAAATCTAATTCTTTTTGAATAGTCAATTTTGCCAGCACTTGCTGTCATTAGTGCCGCAGTTGGGTCGAAGTAACCTGCTTTAGATGTTCCATTTGCGGCACTACCAGCATTAAGATTTATGTTAAAACCACCAGTATTTCCTATTGAAGCCACGCCACCAGTGCCGGTTACTTTTGTGTACGAGCCAGCTAATCCAACCCGATACATCTTCATTCGCCCAGAAGCGAAAAGAAAATTATCTATGTTGCTTGGATTTTTTGTGAGAGGCATCGCCTACTCCTAGCTAACTTCCGTCACCCTAGCCGTGCCAGCCGTGGCGAACACGGCTGTATGGGCAAGCGACCGTTGTCCCTCTGGGCATTCCCAATAATCACCCGTTGATAGACGCACTTGGTAACTGATGGTGGTTGCAGTTGCACTCGGAGAGATGAAAAGATTGCCCGCTCCCTCATTAAATACTGTCAGCACATCTCTGCCTGCTACTGCTGAGACAAGCGTGGTAGAGGCTGTGGTGCTGGTAAAATTGCTATTAGTTACAGTTGTGCCTTGAGCTGAATAAACTGTTATAGCTGTATTTGAGATAGATGCCGTAACAGAACCGATCTGTGCAGTGCCAGCCGCAAGGGCGGGGATTGAGCTAACCGTGACTGTGGTGGATGTGAGCGAGACTGGTTGCGTGGCTTGGAAGAATGTACCGCTGACTGGAACCGTGCCAGAGATAGAGGCAGTGACGCTTCCAATCTGTGCCGTTCCTGCTCCAATGGTGACTGTGCCTGCTCCAACCGTCACAACTCCAATGCGGTTTGTGCCAGTAGGCAAGGCAGAGCCGATTGTGACTGTGCCAGAGATGGGCATAGGAGTGCTAGATCCCACACTTCCATTAAGAGTTGAAATTTGAACTGGTACTGCATATTGATCGCTTGCGGAAGTTATGTCTTGGTCATAAGGAATAATGGGTATCTGAAGAAAATCACCAGTACCATCAATCTTTTTTCCAAAAACATTTGCCGTCACCGTGCCAGAGATGGCGGGGAGGGAACTGACTGTGACTGTCGTGCTGGCCAACTGATCGTCGTAATAGATGACTAAAGCGGCCGTCGTAGTCAGGCCGGCGGTAGTCGCCACCAGGGTTAGGGCGGTATTAGCGCCAGAGGTAAAGGCAGAGGCGGTGACAGAGCTATCCGCAAAGTTGTACATAATCCGCCCGCGATCGGCGGCCGTCACGAGCAAAAGCTGGTCGCGATCAATGTTTAGCCCGGTGAGCGTCAGGACGTTAGTCGTGGGTGAATAAGAGTAGTTTGGCCAGACTTGCTTCATATTGTGTTATTCCTTGTCATCCTAGGGCGATTGCCAGCGCCACGGCCGTGCCAGTGGTCACGCCACCCGCTGCGGCCCCACCCGTCACAATGGGCGTACCTACGGCCACGCTGATGCTGGCAGGCCCGCAAACAGTGGCGGTGATAGGCATTATTCGGTCACCTCACCCGCAATGGATACCGATCCTTGCAGCAGTCGGATTTTAGTGGCGGCCGATGTGGTCAGAAGGAGATCCCACTTTCCTCCACTGATGGGTAGAGCTGAGGCCGTAGCTGCGCTCAACGCCAAGGTAAGGCTGCCGGTCGTGCCGGTAGCAGTAACGGTCGCAAACGTGGCAAGCAGGTTGCCGTTGTAGGTATCGCGGATCTGCGCGGCTGCGGTTGCGCCAGCCAGTGAATACGTTGCGCCAGTACCGTCCTTAACGGCCACTTCCAAGGCAAGATCCACGCCCTGCTCAACGGTTAGATTATATACGCCAGCGGCCATACTTCTGGATGGCGTGTGTCAAAGGCTATTCGTAAGTCCAATAGGAGGTGGCACTTATTGTTGCAGAAACTCCCCCCCCAAAACTCCCATCATCACCACTCCCATAAATAATTACGGGTGAATCTGAAATTCCATTTACGTAAACAGGAAAACCATCAATTACAGGTGTTTTAAGAACTAGGCTGGGAAATTCGCGAAAATTAAGAGAAAAACCAAATCCTGATTCGCCGATATAAAAATCCCCATCTTGAGCGTCCCCAGCTACACTTAGATCTATGGCTCGAAAGGGACGACTTACGCAAACCAAATCTGTTTCAATTTTAGCTGGATTGCCGTAAGTTGGAGAACTAACATCTAAATTACCACTTGCTCCTCCACCATCCTTCGCATCTATCGATATTGACCAGCTTTTGACTTTCCAGTAAGCCGTCATTGCTTGCTCTAAGGTTAATCCGTACCATCCACCCGAAAGATCATAGCAAGGATTGGTATCAAATGGAAAATGCCCTAGGAATAAAACTTTTGCCATAGGATTTCTTTAGGCCGTCAGCCCCTAGTTAATAGCCAATGACGGTGATGCGGTAGGTGGCGGTGTTTACATCCCTAGAAACGCTGTCGGCATTGACGCAAGAAAGGCAGACGGTGTTGGCTTTATAAACTACGCCTTGAATTACTGCCCCTGCTGAAACGGCCGCAGGCAATCCAATAAGCACAATATCATTCACCGCTGCGCCATTTATAGTCACATCACGATAATGCTGATCGTTTGCGCCTACTGTTCCAAAGGTGACCGAGGTAAGAGTCGTAACTGTTCTTGGAGATTGCGGAAGCACTCCATAAGTCGCACCGTTTGCAAATAGACCAAGATTGATTAATCCGGATACCACATTGATGTTTGTAGGCTTAGATATTGCGGTAGTACCATAAAACCCGACATTATTCTGGCTACTAACAAATGCGGCATAACTCTCGGCAGAAGTCAGGTATGTACTTACCGCGGCCGGAACTGCGCTTCCGGTGGTGATTAGATCTTTTCTTACTGTTACATCTGTTTGAAGAATGGTTTTAGGCGTTCCAGATTGACTTAATTCTACTTCTAATTTTGGGGTAATTTCATCCGTTCCAGCAGATGCAAATAGTTCCTCAATTCCGGCCGTGTTTAAAGTTACGGCACTCTGTAAAAATGTGCCAAAGATCACGCCGCTAGAATCTAGGGTAAGTGCGGTAGTTATATTTTGCAGGCCAAGATCCCGAACGAATGAAATAGTGTAATTGCCATTTCCTGAATCGACGCTGATGTTACCTGCCCCAATGCCAGTAACGGCGCTTAATGCCTCCGTAAAGCTGGCGACATTAGCTCCTAGCGCAATGGCAGTCGTGCTGTTTGTGCCAAAGTTAAGCACAACCGATCCGCCCTCAGCGTCTGGCCCTACAGTTAAATTATAGATGGTATTTCCCGACGATGATCCGTTTTGAAGCAAGGTTAGGGAAACTATGCCAGCCGTGGGTGATGCCGTAAAAGTATCCGCATAAACGGCTGGATTGCGCACGAGCTTAATCACCTGTTGGGCTGGCACTCCTGTGGCTGGATTTCTGCGTGTATTAATTAAAACTGAGCTGGTGGGGAAAAGCGTGAAAGAATCACCTCCAAACGATAAAGCCGTGTTGGCCGTGGCGGATGTTATTAAATATACGCCCTGTGTGATTGATCCAAACGTGGCGACTGAAACTCCGGCGCCAGCGATTGCGCTGATCGCATTGTAGACTTGCGTGGTGGTTGCATTAAATGAAATAGCGGTGGACGTAACTGCGCCCAGAGTAAGCTTAAATTGGCCATCGGTAGGACTATCCTCAATGCCGCCGATCCCAAGTTTTACGGAGATTCCGCTAGTATTTAAATCTCGAAAAAATCCACCCGAATCCCGCTCTCGCAAACGCACGCGAAGGTTATAAGAATCGTTTCTAGTTAAAGTGGGCAAGCCGCCGTTAATTGCAGATCCACCTGGCAACAATTCGCCCCTTGTAACATCAATATATAAATCAAGTGATTGCGCCATAATGCCTTCCTAGTGTCAATTTACCCTTTTTTCTGAACAAATAGCTTCATTTTTATAGGCGTTCCATTGCTGCATACATTAAATTCTTTTGCTTCCGCATTTAATGAGATTTTTATTCCCCTAGCGCCGGCTACAGCTGATATGTTTTCACCATCTATGGGTTTTATATCTTCAATTCTTTTAATTATTTTATTAAAAAATTCGAGGTTCAGCTTGCCCGCCGTAATTTCTTTTAAAGGTTCTGTCGCCATATTAACCTACAAGAATGACATCCAATAATTCCGCATACTCATGAACAACAACGGTAAAAATGCCTCTTTCTTCAGCTTGGACAGATTCCAGTACATAGCCTTGATAATCAAAAACTTGATAGGCGCCCGGGGGGAAGACAGTGCTAATTTTTGTTGGAGCATTACCAGTGGAAAAAGGTTCGCGAGGATTTGCTGGCAAAATAGTTCCATTTATTTGCGTTGGCATTGGAGATTTTCGTCCGCCGGCTTGTAATTGCAACGCTCCTGGTACTGAGCTTAAAGCCGCAGCAACGCCTGAGGTGCTAATAAATTCAACATTAATTACACAAGGAGGGCCAAACACGCCTTTATCCATATTTGGGATAAGCTTAAGAAGGGCTGGCGGCAAACCGCTGGCGCTGGTCAGGCCAACGTAAGAGACCGTCATCTCGCTTAAATCTCCATCAATCTCTCGAAAGGCAACATTTTCTACGGCCATGCGTGCGTACGTTGTGGAGCTTTCGCTGTAGTTTTTATGCAAAGTATCAAAAGCAGGTTGTAACTTCGCCCTGTCTGCAGTTCTAATGGTATAGATTTCATTGATAAATTCCAAGCCGTTGCGTTGGGTTGAAAACTCGCTTCTGCGCAGCACCTTTTTCCCCGATCCGGGCGATCCTACGATGACTGCGCTCATGCCGTCACCATGGGTGTAGAGGTTAATTTTGTGAGAGCATCATTCAGCACTTGATAAACGTCGGCCAGTGTTTTTGTGCCCTTTGATTCTTTTTGAGCTTCTTTTTTTATAAATTCACGACGACGGCTTTCCATTGTACGAGGTGCGCCACCTGCTGTTGCGCCGGTTTGCTCCATCACCTTTGCGTCAAATTCTTTACGGTTCACTTTCTGCTGTTCCTTGGCCGCTTTCGCCCGCTCTTGTGCGACAGTTTGAGAGATTCCGCGATCGCCCAAGCCGGCCGCAAAGTTAAGGACTTCGCTGGATGCTCCGGCTCTGGCTTGCTGTTCAAGACGCGGCCTTCTCTTGGCGAGATCCTCTTCTTCAGCCAATTTCTTTCTGTAATCTGCCAGCTCGTCGGCCCTATCCTTATCACGTTTTAACTTATCCTTGGCCTCTTTTTCTTCAAAGTCAGCCAGCATTTTTTTAGCCGATTCTTCGCCCGATATTCTCGCCTCTATCAATTTTAGCTCTTGAGTTGCCTCCTCTTTGGCTGTTTTTTCCCGTTCTTTTTGCTGGGCTTGTAATGCGGTTTTGTCAGGTAGATCGCCCTGGCGAACTTGTTTTTTAGCTTGTGGCTGTTGCTTTGTTTCATCGAAGAATTTAATAATCGGCTTAATTGCAGCAAAACGTCCGTATGCCTCAACCGCCTCCATAATTTTAGCAGCAGCTACACCAAAACCGACCGTTAATATATTTTGAAACTTCTTAATGGAATCTGATGCTGCACTAAGTTGAGCGATGGTTTCATCTGAAAAGACGCCGATGGCATTTCCTTGCTCAATAATTGCCTGTGACCCTTGGTTTAAAACTTTGATAAGATCAGTCTGAGCCTTGCCTAGCAGCTCATTCACAATAACAAACTGCCGACCGTCATTTGCTCCGCTGGCAAAACTATCTGCTATTTTTAAAAATATATCTTCAGCAGTTATGCTTCTCAGTTCCTCCAGGCTGATGCCCACTTCCGCAAAAGTAGCTACTAGCGCCTCAGATCCTGACTCACCCGATACCGCCTTCTGTTGCGCTAGGGAAAGTTTATTAAGTCCAGCACTAACTTGATCTAAGCCACTGCCAAAAACAGACGCGGCATTACCCAGCATCTGTAGCTTACTGGCGGATACGCCAAACTTTTCGGCAATATCTTGCAGTTCGTCGCCCTTTTCAATGGCAGTAGAAAAGCTTTGAATGATTTTATCAAAAGCAAAGGCACCAACCAACGCCTGCCCGGCTTGTTTGGCAAAACGACTCACACTGTCTTGAGCGGAGGCTAGTCCACGGTCGAAGCCCGATGCGTCTAGTGCGAGTTTGGCTGTGGCTACGGCGTCCATTAGGCAAATCCTGCTTTTTTGGAATTATGTTTCACGATGGCAATTACGCTTTTTGCTAATGTCTCTCTTTGGATGTCAAGAGTCTTGCGTAAGGCTGAACGGCCTAAAGCTCTTCCTATCCACGGGATACTATTAGTTAGTCTAACATATTTATTATTAAGCTCTACCGAACCGCTCCCATATTTTGATATAAGTCTTGTAATCCAGTCTTGGATTTTGCCAACATTTTTCACGCCATCAAATCCGCCAAGTTGTGCCGCGCATTCAGCCCATCCCGCTTTTGCAATTCCTACTTTTCGCTTGGTTTCGTTGATATATTTTTGCTGCTGCACTTGTAAAATAAAACCACGATTCGCAGCTGTATGGCGCCCTATGTTGCGATCTCCCTCACCCGCCCTTCGCGTTCTTCCGTCGCCCTTGTTTCTCATGCTTTGATGGAACCGCTTTATGCTAGATGAATTTAATTCAACATCTTCTTCTTCGAGCCAAACCCTTCCTTCTTTATTAGTAAAACGACGCTTAAAAGATGCTGGATCAAATTGTTTCATACGGATCGCTTCATTCATCCAGTGCTTGCTTAAAGGCTTTGTAATAAATGCAATATCTTTAAGAACTGCATTTTCGCCCTTCTTTCTTGCCTTTGCATTTAATCCATAGGGCTGAGTTGCATTGGCTAATCTAACAGCCAAAGCTCTGCCAGATTTTCTTAATTCTTTTGCCTGCTCTTCTGCCGTTAGTTTTTGCCATCCATTAAGAGCTTTAAGCAATTTTCTATTATCTAATACAAGGCTGGCGCTCATAATCCTAAAAGCTTCTCCATGTCAGCAATATCTTTGCCCTCAATATGGGCGGCTCGCCTGAGCTTTACGCCATCCATAAACATATACACGTGATCGGCCTGATTGACCGCAGCCAGTGGCAGCTCCCATAAAATATAATCCATCGACCAGCCAGTATGTTTTGCCAGGACGAACACGCACGCGGCGGCTCCTCCTGGCGCTAGGCGTTTCCCGGCGGTGCGGCTATGGCTGAAGGGATAACGTTTACCCGCGCCTTGTTTGCCTCCAACAAGATTGCAGAACACATAAGGGAGGCAGTGTTGCGATCGTCCTCGCTCATTTCTGCAATCCAATCCATCAGCTTTTCTCTAAATGCGTCTTTATCCCAAGCTAGGCGGATCGTCTTTTTGCGATCTTCCGCCAACAGGATGTGCAGGTAAATAAACGACCAGACAAAGTAGATGGCGGAATCGCTATCATCCCGTACCTGAAGCATAAGCAGGCGGCTTCCTTCGGTATAGGGCGCAAGCCTTTGATCTTTAAAAAATCGATCGGGCGAGATAAGGGAGTTGTCCAGCTCCTGTAGTAACGCTTCTTCACTCATAGTTTTTTAATCATTGTCCGCTTTAGTTCGGGGCTTGCCCTTTCTGAAATAAGCAGCGTTTGGCTGCCACGTTTGATCGACATAATAGGCTCTGCACGCTTCATCAGGCCGAGCAAGGTTTCCCTGTTCTCTAGCGCTGCTCTGACGTATCTAATCGCGGCCTCTGGGTCAGATTTCATGTCCGCCCAAGTGCGTTCCATTTCGGCTTTTGCGTCCTGATCGCCACTTGTACTAAACCAAAAAGTGAATTTTCTGTGGCCGCCCTCCTCAACAATGCAAGTAACTGGATCAGATTCTCTAAGCTTTGCGCCAAAAGCTGCGACTGCCGCAGCTACTTTAATATTTGTCGTTCCCCAGAAGCTATCAACCATTTTAGGATCTCATTAACCCGCCAGAGCGGGTTAGCTCATGTTAGGGAATCGAGTCGCCGATACGTCCACCGTGACAAATCCTTCGCTAGTACGATTAACGGTGACGCTATCGACCACGATCTTGCCGCCCGTGCTGGTCGCGTTGGCTAGGGTCGTGAGCACCGCGCCTGCTGTGGTGGCATAGGCGCCAGTGATAGTAGTAGAAAAGGCAAAGGTATCGGTGGGGTTATAGACGGCGCAACCGACTACCTCGCCGCTTTGATTTTTAACTTCCGCACGCTCTACGTTGCGGGTTTCCGTGAAAGATTGCACGAGGCCACCTGATTCAGCAGTGATACCGAATTGTAGGCCAGAAGTTCCGATTGTTGTGGCTGCCATATTGCCTTAAATTTTGTGTCAACTCGCAATCGAATTGGGATATGCGATGACCGCAAGTTTATAGGTGCGACGCATTGTGCGCTCCTCATCGTCGGCTTCAGGCTCTACTGAATCGACCTTGGCGTTATAGCAGCGGGCAGATCCGATGGCGGTGGTGGCGTTTAACCTAGTAGCCAGCGAGCTAGAGTCATAGAAAGTCTGTAGAATCTTTGAGCACTTTTGAGTGTGGGCATCGACGGTGGTATCATCATAAGAATCCTCCACAATAATATCTACTGGGACGCTAAAAACTCCCGATCCTTGCACCGGCTCCTCCGTGCCTAGGGTGGCTTTAATGACGATCGAGGGCGGTAAATTCTCGGTCTTGTCGTGGCTAAGGTGATAATTAACGCCAGTGACTGTAGTGGCCAGCAGCTCTTGTAGGGCTGCTTCGACAAGGCGATCGAGCATGGTGACGGCCGGCATAGTTACATCTCCACGTCAACGCGGCCTGGCCACGGCGCAACGTTGTCCTGCGTCCATTGTTCCTTTTGTGGCAGAAAATAAGTGGAGCGATCTTGACGCAAAGCGGACGCAAGAATGGCCGGAGCTGAGTTAATGCTCATAAACTTGTCGGCGTGCTTGATGGCTTGCGCCATTTCGACAACGCTTCCCGCAGTCCAGTGTCTTTTGTGAAAGTAGTATTTGCTCTCACACATAATGATGTAATCGCCCATCAGCTCTTCTGCCTTTTGTTGAATATCCAGCGTTGGATAATTCCAGCCTTGGCTAATTCCTAATGGCGCAAGTAGGTTGTATTGATCGGGCAATCCGGCTGGCGGCCCGTCTGGCACGCAATCCAGAATGATCTTTCTATTAACTCCGATCAAAGCTGGGTGGCTATACATAAAGTCGACGTAACTTTGCCCGCTATTTCGGTATTCGTTGTACCGTTCAGGCCATATCTGAAAGTCTAAAATTTCACCTTTGCCCTCACCTGGCCCCACCCATTTTGCGTAGCTTATGAGATCAAGAGCGCCTGCGTATTGTGGCAGGCATTCAATAAATACATCTTCCCCTTGGTTGGCAAAATGACGAGCCGCTGGCAAGCAGTTGATGATATCCCCAAGGCGCTGATGATAGACGATCGTTTTCAATCGTTAAATCCGACGATGGCAAACGACCAGTAGAGATCTCGCTCACTGCATAGAATTTTTTTGAACCCAAGATCGCCTAGCGTTTTCGTCAAATCTGAGGGATGAAAAATATGGGTATGCTTGCGATTGTTTTGTGGAAGCCAGTATTCCATGTCTGGATGGGGCAAATACATAAACAATGTTCCGCCAGTTTTTAGGCGTGTTTTCCAATGGTCTAAAGCATCTACATATCTTTCGACGTGCTCAAGGGTATGAGACGAGAAAATAAAATCATATTTTGCATCTGGTAAATTCAGTGCGTCGTGTCCGTCTGACTGATCAATGTTGACCACAGTAGCGCCAGGTAAGTGCCAATCTTTAGTCCCACCAATATCCAGTCCATCACCACGGCAAAAGTGTTGGGCAAATGGAAGTACGTGAGCGCAGGCGTTTCCACTCTTAATATAATCCGGGTACAGCTTGCCCTTGTATTCGTAAATCACGGGTTGCGCTCCCTAAATATCTTTTCGCCAAGCTCGTAGTTTTCCTTAGCGTTGTGGCGCTTGAATTCCGCGTCCTGAGTTGCCCCAGTAAACAGCGGATTGTTGTGAGTGAATACGATGTCCTTAGCGGGAATGATAATGCCATCGTATGCAGCTCTCTTGGAAAATTCGTTGTCAGAGAATATGCCTGAGCATGCGTCATATTCGGCGGCAAACATGGCGCCCTGATCTTGCAGCCTAGCTTTCGTTAGGATTGCCATGCACAGCAGATCGTCCTTACGATGGCCGTCAGAGATCGCCAAGACTGCGGGCTTGCTGGTGTCGCCTAGGCGTTCGGTGATGATTGCGTCCCAGTGCAGAGGAGGATCCCAATCGTCAGATCCTTGTATGATGATCTCGCCCCGGGCTATGGCTGCGGCTCGATTCCAAGCGGCAATGCAACCGCCCTCCCCTTTAACTAAATTCCAATTTTTTAGCGGCTCAGAGCTGGGGTCATTATTGTCGCATGAAAAGATCCATTCGACCGAGGCGGGATCTGCTGCCTTTTTCATCCATAGGATGCGGGCGTTGATCGCTTCTTGGGGTCGCCCGCGGGTGGCGTGGCAGACGCTAATCTTTACCGGCTTCTGCGCTCTCCACATTTTCTCGATCTTGTCGGCTTCGGTGGTATCGCCCACAGCTCGGCAGGCGGCCAGATAAAGATCGATGCACTCAAAGTCATAGACGATGCGTTGGGCGTTCCAGATCTTTAGACCCGGATCGGGCTGAACCATCGCAGATTTTAGTAAATGATAAGCCTGTAGCCATGCACCCACGCTGGCTTCTTCCCTAGCTAAAAAGTAAATGGCTTCCCTGCGCCCAGGATTCATCTGATGCGCCTTGTGGTATAGGCCAATCCTAACGGTGCGATCCTGAGTTGCGGTGGCCTCATTGCAGGCGGCTTCGTAAGCCAGCGTCGCCTCTTGCCCCGGCCAGATCGCGGCCACGTGCGACCATGGCAGAGACTCGTTTCGCTTATTGCCCAGAAAAAGCTCCTGCTGAAAGTAGTAAGCATACTTGCCCGCCTCACTAAGCTGGCCCTGCAAGATGCGTAGATTGCGGTCGGCGCTATTTGGCTTGTAGCCGCCAGGGTGATGTTCCACCCACACCTGCTGCTCCCCGACAGATTCATAGCCCGGAAGAGGTAGGAGCGCTTCGTGCACTGCGTAGTGCCACCGGCCCGACCATTGCCCATCTTCTAACCTCTTAACCATTCTTTCCCTTACTGGGGTTAATTTGGCGTTTATAACGTTATAAACGCCTGCGTAGATGCCGAGCTTGGGATTCTGTTCAAACGCCTCTACGGCCCTTTTAAGAGCGTTTTTGAGGTCTTTATGAGGCAGGTCATCGCAATCCACCCAGAATGCGTAGTCGCCAGTACACGCATTCAATGCGCAGTTCCTAGCGGCGGCAAAGTTGTCGATATGTTGCCATGACGCTGCGGCCGGTGCGTTGTGATACTCGACTATTTTGGCGCCTAACTTTTCTACTATGGCCCTAGTTCCGTCATCAGGCCGGCCACCCTGCGCCATGCACACGACTATCTCATCACACACAGGCTGAAACGCCTTGAGGGCGCGGTCGATAAACTGAGCCTCATGGCCGGCAATCAAGTAGAGGGAAATTTTAGGATTTCGAGTGGCCATGCTAAAATTCTCGCAAACCCAAGACGTAAGAGCCGATTGAAGTATCTAAGGTCACGATGCGGAAACTGACTGAGTTAGCCACTAAGACTGAGCCGATCGTGGGGGCCGTAGCGATCCCTGTGATATCGATGGTAAAAGTGCTATTAAGATCTAGGTCGAACCCGCCCAGCTCAACTGCCTGTTTTCGTGTAATCGTAGAAAGAATGCCCGTGACGCTTGTGGATCCGATGGTCGCCGCCGTGCCCGTCTGGTCGTAAAGGGCGGTCAAACTTTCTTTGAGGCATTCTGTAAATTCAGACATGAGAGGATTTCTTAAAGTGGAAAGGGCGGTGAGCCGATTGGCCCACCGCCCTCCCCGAGTGAATTAGCTACCGTTGATACGCACTAGGCTGTTCGGCTCTCCGGCTTTCACGCCGTAGATCAGAGCGTAGGTGCGTTGCAGCTGGCCCTTGACCACGTCGTAGTTCTCACGAACTTGGACGGATAGGCCGGTGCGGGGTTCCGTTACCACGCTGATGTCTCCGGGGATCGGAACGCCAGTGGGTACTTCAGGAACGCGGGCCGCAATCAACAAGGCTTCTTGCTGGGCAAAGAATCCGCCAAGCGTGATGCTGTTGGAAGGCACTGCGCTGTACTGGCTGATGTTGAATCCAGCCACGTTGCCGATCCCAGCCGTGCGAACGAGGTCGCCCGAGATCTGGGGATTGGCCACGACGGTCGTATCATTCAAGAGCGCACCGTAGAAGCTGGGGTTAAGAACAGCGTAGCGGCCGTTGACCGGGCTGTTGTTATTGTTGAGGGTGATGCCGGCCGACACTACCGAGCGGTAGGAGAAGGCGCTGGAAGCAACCGTCAATGCGCTGGTGAAGGTGGAGGAAGTCACGAGGGCCAACAGATCCCCAACCATTTGCAACCCGAGGGCGTGCGCGGCTGCGCCGGCAAAACGCTCGATGAGGTTGATGTTGGAGCTGGTGCGCTCTTGATCGTCCACAGAATACGAAACGTGCTTAAACTTGTTAAGAGTGATCTGCACATCCGTCTGGGTTGTCGCAGTTGCTGCGTAACCGTTAGCCTGGGAATAGTCCTGAGCTGTGGTCGCAGAGATACGGTGGGTGTAGACTGATGCGTTGTATTTAGCCGCTTCGCTGCTGAAATCCGTGACGGAGTTTCTGAGGAAGCTGTAATCTGCCACGAGGATCTCGAGAGCCCTCTGAGCGATTACATTGGCATTCGTTGTTCCGATTGAGTTGGCCATTGTAGTGTTCTCCTAGTGGACTGGATTACAG